ACGAGCACCTAGTTTTCTCTTTAATCTTTCACGTGGTCCTATACGAATCATCTTTCCACCACGAATCGTATAGCCCTTTACAGCAGAAAGTTTTTTTCTGCGTTGGATTTTTCCACCACGAATACGAATGCGAATAATTTTCGCACGCCCCATTTTTTGAATATTTCTATTCGGTTTGCGCGCTTCCGCAATAATTTCTCTGACTATTTGCGAAATTAAACTCATTCGTCACCAATAGTAAACTTAACTCTGCTTAGAGCAAAGTGCGCTGCTTTCTCAAATCCTTTTGGATGAGTAAGCATATCAGCAAATTTCTTTTTGTTTTTATCATTCAATGCACCATGAACCATATGAATGGCTTTTGCTGCACCATGACTGACTTTGAGCTTAGAACCATCAGCAAACTTCATATGTTTTGCTGCAGCTTTTGGTGATTCTTGTTGCGCGTAGGCAGAAACTTGTTCCAGGCTTTCCATAATATCGTTTTCTGTTTCTTCTGATTGCACACCAGGGATTACTTCTGTTGAAGTTCCGGAACCTTGATATGGGATTGTGAAGACTAATCCCATTTTATCGTTTGTATACAATGCTACGCGACGACCATCTGGAAAAATTCTAATGCCTTTTCTTTTAAGAACAAGCATAGGTGGAGGATTAACTTCATTTTTTAAAATAGATTCTGAAATTTGTTCTCCATCTAAAATATCGTAACTATTATTCATTAAATTTTTACGAAGAGCCATCAAAGATTGTGTTGATTGTAAAGCAGCACCTGACATTGCATCTTGATATTTTTGAATAATATCACGATGTGGTTTAGATAAACGAGCAATATCACCCACTTTTTTATGTCGTGCCATTGCAATGCGAAGCATAGGTAATTCGCTGGTTTTTAAAAGACCAGCTCTAGCTAACATTGCAATTTTAGGAGCGTTAAGATCCTTAGCTTGCACTGGAGGCTTCGACTTCGTTAACGACTTCATTTGAGTCGGTTGATTCTCCATCGACGCTTCCTTCAATTTATGTCTCAACATTTGTAGGTTCATCTATTTCTACTTCTGTTTCTGGTGCTGTTATTAATGATGATGCGACTTCAACTTTTTTAACTTCTAGAGCATCACCCACCTTATCTGCTATAGCTGAATTAAAAGCAGCCATAAAACTTTCTTTATCACCTGCTATAGCAGCATCTACAATCTTTACACTGTCCATAAATTTCTCCAATTATTATTTAGTTTAATTCTGTATTAAATGCGTCATTCACATCATTATTGCTAATTTGTGCATTTTTCTGTTGCATATTTGCTTGACTTGATGGAGCGGTAATATTAGATGCTGTAAGATTTGCGGTTGGAGCATTTTCTACAGATTCTTCTCCGCTCATTTCTTCAGCTATCTCAGTTTCCATACGCTCAATACCTTCTTCATCAAATTGAAGAACGTGTTTTTTGACCCATGCTTTAGAAAAGTATGTTCCAACATATGGATCGATTTGATTCATAAGTTGTAATCTGGTCGCCATCAACTCAGCTTCCTTCAATTCAGTAAAATTGTTATCCTTGAGGAAATCATAATGAATATATTCTTTCATTTCTTTCCATTCGTCGATTGAGCAAACACCCTTTAGGGCTAGTTGTCTTTGCATCAATTCGTCGAATAGAGTGCTAAATTTAGATCTTAAACGTTCAACGAATTTACTGAATTTTAATTCATCTCGTGTAATTTCTGCTGTTCTACCTAGACTAAATCCTTGCTGCGGCAGTAGTCTTGAAACAGGCACATTTAAAGACTTATATAACTTTTCTTCAAAGTATTTTACATCGCCCATTTCACCAAGTTGTTGCCCTGGTGGCAAAGTTGTAATTTCAGTTGATTTACCTTCGCCACGACGAGGAATCCAGAAATCTTCCATCATTGACATAAACTTACGATCGTCTTTGACTTCGCCTGTAGCAGAGTCATAAACAACTTTGTTGCGGAATTTAGTCATGATATCGCGGAGATATTGTTCTGCTTTAATTTTTGGCATATTACCAACGTCAATGTAGAACACACGACGTTCTGGAGCACGAGAAAGGCGATAAATTACCACAGCATCTTCAACCATTCTTAATTGATTGAGTGGTTTGATTGCTTTATGTAAATAGCCCAAAACAATACTTCTTTTGGCGTCAGAAAGACCAGAATTAATGTTTACAATAGCATCTGGCGCAATTTTAACTGAGGCGTCACCGACTGATGAAACTAAATTTTGACCTTGAGTGTTGATTTTATCATTATAAACGTAAAATTCTTGAATGCCCGCAATAACTTCTACACCCGTTCTTTGATCTTTTTTCTTAATTAGATTTCTAACTTTTTTGATTTTACGCGGATCAATATAAACTAATTCTTGAATCCCTAGACGTGGTTGTTTTTCATCAAGTAAAACTTGATAGAATAATCTACCATCAATATACCAGTTACGAAAAATATCATTTCCAGAATTAGAAAAATCTAGCAAGCGAAGAACATTGGCGAATTCTTCGCGAATCATATCTTTAATATTATCTGGTTGTTCTAAATCATCTACTATGATAGACACTGATTTACCTGAAACGTCATGAACAATGGACTCATTAACAATGTCATCAACTGCAGATTCTAGCTCAGGTTGCATAGACATCTCACGATATCTAGTTACTAAATCAGCCTCAGTTTTAAAACTAGCTTCAAGATCTAAATATGTCCCAAAGTATCCACCTGATGTAACACTGATAGCACCATCATCTGAAATGGGCGCTGAGATTTGAGGTTGAACTTGATCAGAAGTTTTTTTTCTGACTAATTCAAATCCGAATAGATTTATTGCCATGCATTACTCCATCATAAAGAAGGGGGAGGATTTTCCTCCCCCGCATCAAATTAGCCCAAAGGACCGAGTGAAGAAGGAATTGGTGAACGAGCTGTTCCTTCGACCCAGTACTGATAGCTGAATGTCACTGAGTATTCTTCGATTGTGTCGTTTGAACCCCAGTCTAGATCGATTGGAGCAACATCGGTTGGGAACATTCCAACGAACTTGTATTCTTTGATGATGTTACCATCTTTTGAATATTGCTTCACAAGCGCATCAACGGAATATTCTTGCGTTGTAAGTGCTGAGCGAAGGTTTGTTTCGTTGTCATTGATTCCACGAACCCAAGCATCCATGGCGTTACGAATGATAAAGTCTTCATCGTTTAGAATGCTTACTGTCCAATCAGCAAAGGTACGATTTCCAGCAACTTTTACTTCGCGACCGAAGTATTGTACTGGAACGATACCTACTGTTGATCCTGGCAATTGAGCAGTTTTCACCATGAATGAGGACTTTACACTTGCTGTCAATCTGTTTGTGACGTAAGAAGGAAAGTTCAAACTTACTTCAAACAGATTAGGACGCGCACCGTCACCTTGGAGCTGTGTACGAAATTGATTTACGTTAAAAGCCATTGTGTGTTTCTCCTGACTTTATCTATTTATTAGAAGCGTCCAACGATTTCGTCAAAGGAAACACCAGTTCTTACAGCAACAAAGTTCAACTGAATATAGTTGATGGCTTTAGCTGGTTTGATATAGATGTCGCCGATGAATTCGTTGCGGTCAATAACTTCTGGTGTATTGTTTGTTTCATCGCAAACAACACGGAAGTCATAGATACCGCGACGACCTTGGACGAGTCGTAGGAATGGCTCTACTAGGTTGACGAACTGAGCGCGTGTAAACTCATCATTGAACTCAAACAATTGAGCTCTTGCAGCACGTGCAATTGCTTTTTCGAGAACAATAAAGAGACGACGAACATTAATGCGATCAAAGGCTGATGGTTTAGCCAATAGCGTCTTATCACCAAAGAGAACAGTGCCTTCTCCTGGGAACGATACAATTGGGTTAATACCTGCTTTGTATAGCGAATCGCGTTGTGTTTGATTTGGATTAAATGCTAGTTTCACAACGTTGCGTAGTTGACCGCGATTGAATCCAGCTGGTGAGAACCATGGGTCGCGATCAGCATCGGTACGAGCGCAGAGACCAGCAACGTCACCGTTACATGGAATCCAACGATATAGATCGTTGTATTTGTCATACTGATACTTCCAACCGCTATCCATTACCGCGAAGGAGCTGGATACGTTTGATAGAGCATTGTTACGGAAGTTGACAACTGCAGTTACAGGGTCAGCAGCTTGAACATTTGCGAGTGCTGGTGATACAAAAGCAACACAGTCTCGACGACCAGCAGCAAGAGTAATTGTATTTGCAGCTACTGTTGCGCTATGTCCGCCAGCCATTACTAGGCTAATGTCAACATTATCTGATGAAGCAAATTGAGCATAAGCTGTTTGCACGTTACCATCAGCAACTGTACCATTGGTTCCTAGAGTGAATGAGATACCATCTAGGTTTTCGCCTTCATATGCAGAGCTGCTATTTGCAGCTACGCCCCATGTTGAGTTATTTTGACCCATTACATAAACGTAACGAGAATTGCGATATAGAACATCGCGATAATACAAGCTAACACCAGATTCGTCTTTAGCATTTGTTGCTTTAGAGACATTTGGAAATCTTTCTAGAACAGTGTTAGCTGTTCCAGAAATTAATCCATCTTCGTCAATAACAGCAATATGCATTTCGTCGTTAGCATTAGACGCAAATGTAGAAGCAATAAATGTTGACGTTCCTGGAGCACCATCAAAGAATGGTGAATATGCCCAAGTGGTAAATGCGCTTGCATTAGAATTGGCGCAAATTGCAATTTTTAAAGAGTTACCTAATGATCCAGGATAACGTGCAGCAAAGTAGAACGCATTGTTAGATGCGGTAAAGAAGTTATTGAAATAATCTTCTTCGTTTTTAATTGCTGTGTTTGTTGCAGCAGCAGAAGTGTTCACTGCCATTGCCGTATTTAATCCTGTGCCAGATGCTCTGGCTACGAACAAACTATTGCTATAAGACAAAAAGTTTGCTGCGGTGAAAAATGTTAGATGAGTGTCAGCATCTGGTTTGCCGTACAACTGAACCAGTTCATCTTCTGACGAAACTAGTCTTGGAAGGTCTACTGGACCCCATTGAAAAGCACCTGCGATAGCACCTGTTGAGGTAGAAACGGCAGGAACAACTGTTGTTGCGTCAACTTCTGATACATTCACGCCTGGTGATACTTGAAAA